ACCCATATCAGTTAACTACCCATTCTTTTTCAAACCAATACAAGATGGAATGGATAGGCCAAAATCAGAATTGGCATACAGGGTACCAGCATCCAAACTCACAAAAAAGTCGATTACGGAAACGAGTGAAAAACAAATACTTGAGGGGCTTGATACAACAATAGACTGGAAGAATACAGGTGATAATAGTTATGATGGTGAGAAGCTTAGACTATTAGTGCATGATGAATCTGGCAAATGGGAAAGACCTGATAATATATTAAACAACTGGAGGGTAACAAAAACAACGTTACGATTAGGTAGCAGAATTATAGGAAAGTGTATGATGGGATCGACATCTAATGCATTAGAAAAAGGTGGGGATAACTTCAAAAAACTTTATTATGACTCAGACGTTACAAGACGCAACAAAAATGGACAGACTAGCTCGGGATTATATAGTTTGTTCATACCTATGGAATGGAACTACGAAGGATACATTGATTCTTTTGGATACCCTGTCTTTGATACTCCAGAAGAACCCATCCTTGGAAATGATGAAGACTATATCGATACCGGAGTCATAGACTTTTGGGAAAACGAAGTAGATGGATTAAAACATGACAGTGACGGTTTAAATGAATACTATCGTCAATTCCCTCGTACTGAAGAACATGCGTTTAGGGATGAAGCAAAAAATAGTATATTTAATTTAAGTAAAATATACGAGCAGATTGATTTTAACGAATCTGCTATTCGTGATGGCCTAGTAACAAAAGGATCATTTAGTTGGGAAAACGGTATTAAAGATAGCAGAGTAATATTTTCACCTAATCCATCAGGTAGGTTTTTGGTTAGCTGGACACCTCCTAAAAACCTAGAAAACAACGTAATAATAAAGAATGGAATGAAATATCCTGGTAATGAGCATATGGGAGCATTTGGGTGTGACTCATACGACATATCGGGAACGACAGACGGAGTAGGTTCTAAAGGTTCATTACATGGCCTTACTAAATTTAGTATGGAAGATGCTCCGCCTAATACATTTTTTTTAGAATACGTAGCAAGACCTCAAACTGCTGAAATATTTTTTGAGGATGTATTAATGGCTATCATATATTATGGTATGCCAATATTAGCAGAAAATAACAAACCTAGATTGTTATATCATTTAAAACGAAGAGGTTACAGAGGATTTTCAATGAATAGACCTGATAAAATTTGGAATAAATTATCTGTAACAGAAAAAGAAATAGGTGGAATACCTAACACATCTGAAGATATAAAACAAGCTCACGCTGCCGCAATTGAAACATATATAGATAAATATGTTGGTTACAATGAAGAAGGTAGCGGTAATATATATTTTAATAGAACGTTAAATGATTGGGCAAGATTTGATATAAATAAACGAACAAAGTATGATGCAACTATTAGTTCTGGGCTCGCTGTTATGGCTTGCAATAGGCATTTATATCATCCAAAGCCAAAATACGAAAAACAATCATTAGGAATAAAAATAAAAAGATTTAATAATAAAGGAATGCATTCGCAAATAATTAAATAGCATGGCTGAAACAATTTTAAAAAGTTCATTTCCAAGTCAAATAGCAAGCGATGCTGATAAGGCTAGTTTAGAATACGGATTAAAAGTAGCTCGTGCTATTGAACACGAATGGTTTAAAAGAGACTCTGGTGCTACGCGTTTTTATTCTAATAGAGATGAATACCATAGACTCAGACTATATGCTAGAGGCGAGCAGTCTGTAAAAAAATATAAAGATGAATTATCAATTAATGGTGATTTGTCTTATCTTAATTTAGATTGGAAACCTGTACCAATTATTCCTAAATTTGTGGACATTGTTGTAAATGGCATGTCGGATAGACTTTATGATATTAAAGCATTTAGCCAAGATCCTTCTTCTGTTCAAAAAAGAACAAAGTATGTTGAGTCTGTTTTAGTTGATATTCAAACTAAAGAGCTAACTGAAAAAATAAAAGCTGACTTTGGTATTGATTTATTTGCAAATGATCCAAGTAAATTACCAGAAACTGAAGAAGAATTATCATTGCACATGCAGCTTGAATATAAGCAAGCAATTGAAATAGCCGAAGAACAAGCTATTAATTCTGTAATGAATGCTAATAATTATGATTTAATTCAACGCAGAATTAATTATGATTTAACAGTTATTGGAATAGGTGCTGCTAAAAATGAATTTAATACTTCAGAAGGTATTAAAATTAAATATGTAGATCCTGCTGATATAGTTTATTCTTATACATATTCACCTTATTTTGATGATATATATTATATTGGAGAAGTTAAAAGTGTAACAATCAATGAGTTAAAGCAACAATTTCCAGCATTAACAGAAGAGGATTTAAATGATTTAACTAAACAGGGTACACAAACATCTGCATCGCATAATCGTTTTATAAATGAGGATAGTGTATTAGATGCGAATACAATTCAAGTTTTATATTTTAATTATAAAACATATAATAATCAAGTTTTTAAAGTAAAGAAAACTGCATCGGGTGCTGATAAAGCTATTCCTAAAAATGATCAATTTAACCCGCCAAAAGATGATAGATCAAGATTTAGTAAAGAGTCAAGATCAATTGAGGTTGTATATGATGGTGCTTTTGTTTTAGGCACAAAAAAAATGCTTAAATGGGAATTAGCTAAAAATATGATTAGACCTAAAAGTGATACTACAAAAGTAATGCTTAATTATCATGTTGTAGCTCCAAGAATATACAAAGGTCGTATTGAATCTCTTGTAAGCCGTATAACTGGTTTTGCAGATATGATTCAATTAACACATTTAAAATTGCAGCAAGTAATGTCAAGAATGATTCCAGATGGAGTTTATCTTGATGCCGACGGTTTAGCTGAAATTGATTTAGGTAATGGTACTAACTATAATCCGCAAGAAGCATTAAATATGTTTTTTCAAACAGGTTCTGTTATCGGTAGATCAATGACAACTGAAGGGGATATGAATCCTGGACGTGTACCAATTACTGAATTAACATCAAATGGTGGTAATAATAAAATAAGTTCACTTATAAGCACTTATAATTATTATTTGCAAATGATCCGCGATGTAACAGGTTTAAATGAGGCAAGAGACGGTTCAATGCCGGATAAAAATGCTTTAGTTGGAGTGCAAAAACTTGCGGCTGCAAATTCAAATACAGCTACAAGACATATATTACAATCAAGTCTTTACCTTACTGCTAAAACCGCTGAAGCAATTAGTTTACGTATATCAGATGTATTGGAGTTTTCACCTACAAGAGATGCCTTTATATCAAGCATAGGAAGATTTAATGTAGGCACGTTAGAAGATATTAAAAATATGCATTTGCATGATTTTGGTATTTATATTGAATTGTCTCCTGATGAAGAAGAAAAACAAATGCTTGAAAACAATATACAACAAGCATTAGCAAAAGATCAAGTATATCTTGAAGACGCAATTGATATTAGGGAAATTAAAAATGTTAAGCTAGCTAATCAATTATTAAAAGTACGCAGAAGAAAGAAATTACAACAAGATCAAGAAGCTCAGCAGCGTAATATTCAAGCACAAGCAGACGCTAATTCGCAAAATACTCAAGTTGCTGCGCAAATGGAAATTCAAAAGAATGAAGCAATTACAGGGCAAAAAGTTCAGCTTATTCAAATTGAAAATGATCTTGAAATGCAAAAAATGATGCAGGAAAAAGAACTTAAGAAAGAACTTATGAAATATGAGTTTGATCTTAATATTGCTCTTAAAGATAAAGAAAACGAAGTGATTGATAAAAAAGAAAAGTATAAAGAGGACCGTAAAGATGAAAGAACTCGTATACAAGCATCACAGCAATCTAAGCTTATAGAGCAAAGAAAAGATAGAAAAGGTGAACAAGAATTTGAATCTGCAGGAAATGATACAATGGGTAGCGGATTTAATTTAGAAATGTTTGAACCTAGATAATTTTTATTTAACCAATTTTATATTATTTTATTATGGCTGAAGAAGCAAACAATGTTGAAGAGACTGTACAAGAAACAGTTGAACAACAAATAGAAGAACAACCACAAGCGGAAGTTCAAGAAGAAGAGAAACCTAGTAATGTTACTGTTGATGATGATGGTACCATTAAAATAGATTTAAGACAACAACCTCAAACCGAAGAAAC